AACCGTCAAGAGGGAGACCTGTGAAAAAAGTAACTATTGAAATGTCCACCTATCAAGCTGCTGCAGTTCGTCAATCTTTGTTTTGGGATACGCGAAACTATACCTATGGTGAAGCATGTCCAGAACGTGTCTTTGAACTTCGAGAGGTGATCACGGATCTAGATGCTGCAATCGAATCTGCATTGGAGGAATGATGTCGGTTAAATTCATTTTGTTTACTAAGGATAGTTGTGGTCCTTGTGGTCTAGTAAAACGATACTTTAATGCTCTCAATGATGAACGCACAAAACTTATTGAAGAAGTTCATCTAGAAGACTTCAGTGATGAACCTATCCCAGAAGAAAATATTGAAATTGCTAAAAAGTATGGTGTGACTGCCACTCCTGTTCTCATTGTTATTAATGAGGATGGAGAACTACTTGAGACTTTCTCAAGTGGTATGCCAATCACACAAAACATTCGTAAGTTGTGGACTAAGTACGGTGTATAGTCTCTGGATTCATACGGTAGCTTTCTTCCAAGTTGTTGTGATGAATTGTGTTCAACCTACCAACTGGCAGTATTGTTATCGTGTTGACCAGTGGTTACTTCCAGATCTTGTAGAAGGTTATCAACTGTGGAGAGGTGAAAAACATCCTTATCAGAATGAAAAGGATTATCTTCAAAATAAATAAGAGGGCTCAGGCCCTCTTTTTTTATGGCTTCCCTATCGGTTAAAGACCTAGGAAAAAGAAATAATTTTTCTATATTCTTGAGTCGAATCAGATTTAAAAAAGAGTTTACCTTAATCAATAATGGTGGAAAGGTAAAGATTAATCCATTATTGTTAAATGAAGTAAAAAGTATTAATGACTTAAACGACTACAAAGTCGGTCAAAGTATTATGTTGCCTGTTTTGGGTGGTAGTGGAGTTAGATTATCCCAAATTTATAAGGACGCAGAATTTTCTGGTAGAACACAGGCAACTACTGCTGCTGAAGATAAAGAAATTGTTGAAGTAAATAAAGAATTGCAAAAAATCAAAGACAGTATGGGTGTTGATTATATTCCCCTGAAAGTTGGAAAGTCAACGTATCCAGTTGTAAGATGTGAGAGTACCCCAGGTGTTCCAAAGTGTGACTTTCATTTTATCTTGGAAGGTGGTGGATATGGTGGCCACATTTCACATAAAGATGGTACAACACCTAGATCTTTCCAACAGTGGTCTGGTACATCTGCTAGGGTAGAAAGATTAATATCTGAACATCCAGAGACAAAGGCTTTTATCACTAAATTGAGTGCAATGTATCCAGACGGATTGCCTCAAGCTTCTAGTTTTGGTAGAAAAATAAAAGATAATAAACTTAAGTATCTTGCCGTTTATGGTAGAGATTATGGTGGACCATATGGGGAGAACAATGTGGATGTTGCGATGCAAGGTAATCTGTCTATCAAGAAGGAAGGGACAGCCTACAAACTGGTCGCTTCTGCACACTCATATAAGAACGGAGACCCTATAGTAGGTGGGTACGAACCAATCTTTCTTGCCGTTTACAAAGGTGCAGATCGTAGTGACTATGGTATCAAGGGAGCAAGAATAACGATCAGTCCACTTGGCGGCAGAACTGTAAAACAATTCATCTGATGGCAAAAAACACTCACCTGGAACACCTTGAAGACGACATCCTCAATCAGGGGAAACAGGGGGGTTTCAATGCAATAACATTTCTCAGAGAACTTGGAGAAATGTTAAGTGTATCTAAGTCAAACGTAAGGGTTACGACTAAATGGGATGGAGCCCCTGCTATTATTTGTGGTACTGATCCAGTATCCAAACAGTTTTTTGTCGGAACTAAATCTGTTTTTGCTAAGACTGCACCTAAAATCATCTACAGTGAAGCTGATGCAAGTCGCATCTATGGTGATAGTCAACTTGCACAAAAACTAAAAGACTCCTATAGATATCTTTCTAAACTAAAGGATAGGATTCCTGGAGTATTGCAGGGGGATTTACTCTTTACAGATGATAAAGACACTCGCCTGGTAAACAATGAACAGTGCGTTACGTTTCAACCCAACACTATTGTCTATGCGATACCTGTTTCTAGTGACATGGGTAAGCGCGCTCTCCGTGCAAAACTTGGAATTGTCTTCCATACCACCTACGTTGGTCCCACTCTTGATGATCTGAACGCACAATTTGGAGCTGATGTTTCACAATTGCAAGGTGATCCTGAAGTGATGGTATTCAGTTCTGACTTTAGAGATGTTACGGGCACCGCTAGTATGACTCCGATTGAGTTGCAACAATTCAATCTGTTGGTGAATCGTGCCGAAGGATCATTGAAACAAGCCAGTGCGTTTCTGGATCTTCTTGGTGATTATGGTCAGAGTAAATTCCAAATGAATAAACTGTTCAAACAGTTTTTCAATTCATATATCAGACAGGGTAGAAAGATTACAAACGCACAACTTGTAGTCGATGATTTCAACAAGTACTACAGTGATCTTTTGACGAAAGAAGTGCAATCTAAAAAGACAGTAGCTACTCAAGATAAATATTTGAAGATCAAGACAGAAGGACTTGATTTCTTAAAACGAAATCAAAAATCCGTATATTTTACTGTCGCTTCATATATGAATTTGATCGAAGCGAAGAACTATGTCATTCGTAAACTTGAGAGGGTTCAGGAGATTGGAACCTTCCTTCGCACTGATAACGGATATAGAGTCACGGCTCCAGAAGGATTTGTGGCCATCCGTTCAGGGAACGCACTCAAGTTAGTTGATAGACTAGAGTTCTCAAGGGCCAACTTCACTGCAGACAAGAACTGGGACAAACCGTGAGTTTCTTTAAAAAAGTCAGGACTATTCTTGAGGGTCAGACGATGGCCTCTCAACAGGCCAAACAGATGGGTCTGATTGGTAATGATCATGGTGACTGGTACGACAAGGAAGGAAATCTGCGTGCCAAAACGGTAAAGGGTAGACTCCAGATCTTCAAAGGGAAAGAGGCTGCAAAACCAGAACAACCTGTTCAGAAAGAAAAGGAACAGGATTCTGAGGAAAGAACTTCTGATACAATCACCGTAGGATTTGGTCGTTTCAATCCACCTACGATTGGTCACGAAAAACTGATTAACACAATTGCACAGACTGCTGGTAAGGGTGGTCAGTATCGCATCTATCCTTCACGTTCTCAGGATCCTAAAAAAAATCCTTTGGAAGCCAGTGACAAGGTTAATTACATGCGTCAGATGTTCCCTGACCATGCAAACTCTATTATTGATGATGAGAAGACCAGAACTATTTTTGATGTATTGAAGGCGGCTCATGGAAAAGGATATTCCTCTGTCAATATTGTGGTTGGGTCCGATAGAGTTAAAGAGTTTGAAAACCTGGCCAACAAATATAATGGTCAGTTATACGACTTTGCGAAGATTAACGTTGTATCGGCCGGCGAACGTGATGCCGATGCCGAGGGTGTCGAAGGTATGTCTGCATCTAAGCTACGTAAAGCCGCACTAGATGATGACTATGAAACTTTCAAGTCTGGTATTTCTAAGAACCTAGACGATAAGACTACCAAACAACTTTACAATACTATCCGTAAGGGTATGAAGGTGAAGACTGAGGGTTGGCAAGTTGCACCTAAACTCTTTCCAGATACTCTGCGCGAAAACTATTTCGCAAAGAAACTCTTTCAGGTTGGTACATGGGTTGAGAACATGAACCATGGTTTGATTGGTGAGATCACACGTCGTGGTGCAAACTATGTGATTGCAGTTACGGAAGATAATATTATGTTCAAGTCTTGGTTGAAAGATTTAATTGAAGTTTCTGATAAGACGAAGAAGGGATATGGAACTGCTGCCTATACGGAATACACTGCATCGAAGGTCCCAGGACAGTATCCAATTATAAATAAACTTAGGCAACAGTACAAAAATTATAGAAAGTCATGAAGGACTCTAAACAAGTTCGCTCTGAGTATCAGTCGTTCGTTGACGCTTACGGTAAGATTGCCGAGGCATCCGTTCCTGAACCCGAGAAGGAACGACTCAAGAATACAAAGAGTAACCCAGCTGGTGAACCTAAGATTCCTCTGGGTGGTGATCGCCGTCCTATGGTAAAAATCCGTAAGGAAGGTGCTTTTACAGAACAGGCTGAGAAGTATCAGATGTCTGTAAAACAGTTTGCTAGATTCGTTGAAGCGAATCAACTGTTGTTCTCTGTCGATACTCGTAAGAAGGCACAGGTTGCCAATGCCTTCCAAGGTTTCAAAGAGTCTGCTGAGTGGGATGAGTTCTTCGGCGACACTGAGATGGTCGAAGAGGGTGCAGGTCTTGTAACTGGAACTGCCAAGGCAATCAATACTGTTTTAAAACCATCAGGACAGACTCCCAAACAAGAAAAACAAGCAGTCAGAAATATTACCAGAGCAATCGATACTGTTGCTAAACCAGTTAAAGCTGGTCTTAAAGCTGTTGTAAGTCCAGCTAGAGGTAGTGGTCGTGGAACTGCAAGACCTACTGGTAGTGATAGATCCAAGACATATAGACCCGAAGGTCTTGAGTGGGATGAAAAGGAAATCAATGATCTCATTCTTGAAGTAACCACTAAGGAAACAAAATCTGGAACCAAGTACAAGGTTCGCGTAAAACATAAGGAGACTGGTTCTTCTTATATTCGTTATGCAACCAGAGAGATGATCGCACAGATGCGTAATGATCCTAAGATCGCATCTGTTGAGATGACTGACGAAGGTGATGCGCCTGAGGATAGGGGTGAGAAGAAAGCCCTTGCTAAGGGTGGTGGTGATCTCAAGAAGTCTGATGAGAAAGAAGACACCAAGAGAGCTGCAAAAGAAGGTGGTGGTTTTGCTGGTAAAGTTAAGAAGAGAAGTGTAACCAGCGAGGCCAGGAAACTTGACCCCGTTGGTAAAGAAGATGGTGACATCGACAACGATGGTGATGAGGATTCTTCTGATTCTTATCTTGCAAACCGTCGTAAGACTGTTGCAAAGGCCATGGGTAAGAAGACCCATCTCTGTGCAAAGGACGTAAAATACAAGGGTAAGAAGGCAAAGTGCATTCCAGAAATGCACACCATGTTAGAAGACGGAACCGTAACTCATTACGACATTCAGTTTGAAGATGGTGCCATCCTTGAGAACGTTGCAGTAGAGAACCTTGAGGTTGTCTATGCAGAAGCTCATGAACACTTCGATAATTATGACAAGAACCTTGAAGTTCTGGAAGATATTAGAAAATTTAATCCTGGGGCCGCCCTCGCTAATACAGTCACCAAAATTCTTGTCCCACCAGTCGCTGATGGAACTCTTAAAGGTAAACCTGTCAAGAAAAAGAAGGTTGGTTATAGAGAGTCTCTCTCTAACTGGAGACAAGACCTCACTGAAGTAATCAAGGACACTGATGAAGTTGGCACTATTAAAGAGAAAGGTGTCAAGAACAAAGTAGAGATCATGCCTAAGATGGAGGGCAAAGAGGTTTGTCCCGAATGCAAAGGTGATGGTTGCAAACACTGTGATGACAAGGGTTACCACAGTGAGAATGTGATGGGTGGTCCTGTTCTTCCTGGTGAAAGGGGTAAGAAAGTTTATCCAAGAGGCCAAGGTCCAAGAGCAACTGGTGCTCAACTGCCTACTTTCAAGAAATGAAAACTTTCAAACAGTTCCAGGACTTGATTGAAAAAACTCTGACTGAACCTGAGAAGGATAAGAAAGAGGAAATCGTCAAGTCCATGAAGAAAAACAAGAAAGACTTTGAGGCCCGTTATGGGGATGATGCTAAGTCTGTGATGTATGCAACTGCAACTAAGATTGCAAAAAAGAAAGCGTGATCCTATATAGAGAGTAGCTTGCTCTCTAATCATGGCAAAGTTCTTAGTACCACTCGCAATCAAGGTCATCGACGCTGCTGTTGATGCAATTCCTGAGAATCTGGATGATTTGATCAAAAGATTTTTAATTGGTCTTGCAAAGAAAGCAGTATCGAGAACTGATAACACTGTAGACGATCAGCTTGTAGCGGCACTGGAGGCAGCACTCTTCCCAGAAGCAACTAATCCATCTCTCGAAAGTTGATCTCAAGGAGGGTTTTGACCCTCCTTTTTTATAAATAAATTATAGGAAAACGGGACTACTTGAAAATGACCCCCAAAGAATTAAGATCACTATCCGAATCGTATGCTTCGATCTATGCTGATAAAGCTGCGATTGTTGTAGATGAAGGTCAATATAATAATGATGTAGATCTCTTTGATATTGTTAAGGGTCACCTGATCGGTGAAGGATATGCCGAAACTGAAGAGGCAGCTCTTGCCATCATGGCTAACATGAGTGCAGAGTGGAGAAATGAGATTGTTGAATCTATGGCAAGTGCTAATAGAATGAAAGAGATTAGACAAGGTGGATTTGGGCGTCCTGCCAGATCGAGAGAATTTGAGAAGAGACTTCCTAAGGAAAGAGGATCAAGAGGTCCAGAATTTGAACATGGATCTACAAGATCTTCTGATAAACCTAGCGGAAATCTTTCTGCCAATCGTGGTAGAGGATCAAGAGGTCCAGAGTTTAGGCATGGATCTGGTGAAGGTCCTTACGATACTAGAGGTACGGCGATTAAGAATCCTGAAAATCTTTCTAGAAATACTGGAAGATATCCAAGAGATAAGAAAGGAAATCTCATGTATTGATGGACACTTTTTAAACTGTCCACTTGGAGGTCTTAGGACCTCCTTTTTTTATAAATAAATTATAGGAAAAGTTACTGTAGGAATTACCATGGCTCTCTGGGGCAACAACGATAACGTTACAGTTTCGGG